CAAGCGGCTTGCCGTTTCCGTAAAGGAAAGCAGCATAAATTCTTTCACGCTGCAAAAACTTGTAGCTGTCGTCGTATTCGATCACGCCGTCTTTGCTTGTTCCGATACCCATAAAATATTTTGCAGCGATACCGACAATGGCTTTGCCTTCTGGTACTTCTTCGCACTGAATAACGGTTGTAGGATATGGCAACACGTTATTTGCGAATGTGCCGTCTGGACGCTGAACGGTAGTTGCAGGCATGATCTTGTTGAAGTAGTCCACTGGATTTACAACCATGATCACGCCGTTTACTGCGCGCGGTCTGCCATTTCTGCTGACTGCCAGTTTTGCAAGCACTGCGCCGTACTGGTCAGCGGAAAAAGAAGAAATTGCAATCGCTTCTTTGTCTGGGTATGCTTCGCCGTCTGCGTGCGCTGCTTCAATGTCTTTCATCATACCGATTGGCATATCAACGCCAGTTCCGCACACGATACCTTCTTCAAGTCCTGCGTACATTGCTTCTTTGAGAACTTCACGCACATAGCTGTCAAGCCATGTTGCGCCCAGATCCAGCATAGATTTTGCAACTGGAAGGAATGCTGTTAAGGAATTCAATACAACGTCGAATTTCTCGAATTCGCCTTCCAGTTCCTTTGTGATCTCTGCTGTGATTGCGCCCCAGACTGCCTTCTGCTTGCCGTTCTTGTTCAAAATAAACTCTGTCATGTAGGTTGTATTTGTGAAGGTAACTGCTGCAAGTAAAGGGTGATCGCGCTTCAAGTCCTCGAATACGCTTTCAATAATTGTCTTCGGCATTGTCACGTCAAGGTTTGCAAGTGCCTGTTTTGGTGTATCGCTGCGCATTGCGCCGATAACCTTTTCATAGTATTTCTTTTCGTCAGAAGTAAGCTGGCGAAGTCCTCTTGCATTTAACGCCTGCGCGTCCATCTGCTCAACTGCTGCCATGTCCTTTGCCTTCTGTAAAATTTCCTGCTGAATGCCGTCTGCCATGTCAGCCATTGCCTGTGCGACCTGTTCTGGATCGTCGGTCTTTAATGCGTCAGAAAACTTCTGCGCCAGTTCTTCGCGTGTCAACATTTCAACGTCTTTGCTTTTCATGTGTTTATTTCCTCTCTTTTCTCAAATTCTGCGCTGCTGCTCTTGCAAGCAGTCCAGCAAGTTTTGTTTTTCCCTTTTCTTCGGGATCTTTTTTCTTTTCGTCGTCCTTGTCGTCGTCTGTATCTTTCTGATCGTCAGTGTCCGTTTCATCGTCCTTCTGATCGTCGTCTTCGTCGTCTTCATCGTCCTTCTGTTCTTCGTCGTCCTTTTTCTTTGAACTCTGGAAGAATTGCTGCAATTCAGCTTTGAAGGCTTTTTGCTCTGTCATGGTGCGGCGCATTTGTGAAAGCTGCTGTTGCATTTGCTCCAGCATTGTGTTTGCTCCTGCGTCGTCACTGCCGCCGCCGACTTCATCGGCGAAGCCCATTTCGACTGCCTGCTGTGGTGTCAAATAGGTTTCGGCGTTCAGCATTTCGATCAACTCGTCTTCTGTGATATTGACTTTGTCCATGTAGATCTGGCGGTTGCTTTCCATTAACACGTCCAGATCGTCTGCTGCCTTTCGCAAGTCGTCTGCGTTTCCTGCTACTTGCAGCCACATATTGTGGATCAGAAGACTTGTTCCCAGCCCCATGATCCTGCGGTCTGCTGCCTGCAAGATAATTGAAGCGATAGAATATGCGAAGCCGTCAACGTATGCAATAATTTCTTTGCACTTCTTCTGCTTTAACTGGTTATAAATTGCAACGCCTTCTTTGACCGAACCGCCATACGAATTGATGTGAAGTTCGATTGTGTCGGTTTCTGGAATTTCTGCCAGTGCCTTGCGGAAGAATTCTGCGCTTGTTTCGCTTTCTTTATATTCCCATGTCCACCAGTCAAATGTGCCATATTCTGACACATCGTCATAAATGTAAAGTTGATGAATGTTGCTTCCTGCTTCCTGTCTGAAACAATATTTTGTTTGCTTCTGTTCTTGACCTTTCAACCCTATTCGCCCCCCTTTCCTAAATGATCAAACTGTGACGCTTCCGCGTAGTTCTTCGTGATGTAATGTTGTTTTGACCATTCTTCGTTCAAGGCGGTGTCGCCCAGCTTCACGCGTAATTCATCAATGCAGTAAAGACCGCTTGACAATAGCTTGTCGCTGTTTGTTGCCTGCTCGAAAATGTCTATATGCTGAATGCAATTCGTGTTCACGTCAATATAATTGCCTTTTGCGAATTGCTTTGCACCATATCTTTTGCGCGTCGCTTCTTCTCCGAACTTCTCGCAGATCGGATCAATAGCGAATGTCAGAAAGTTTTTTGTGATCTGCTCAACGTCTGAAACGTCGCCCAGCATTAACGCTTTCGGAATTCTGAAAGCGCGCCCAGCCATTTCAAATTCATAGTTTATGCGCTCATTCAGATCGGCTGGCGTTGGCATTGACTGACTGTTTTTTGTAACATCGGTGTATGTATAGCCACTTGTCAACGGCAACACTGCTTGATTGCTTTCAAAAAACGGTCTGAAACGATTGTTGATCAATTCCTGCAACTGTTCTGTGAAGTTTGGCTGCGCCGATGTCTGCGCGTCAATGTTTAATATACCTTTTTGACCGCCTGCGCGAAGTGAAGTTCTGATCGCCTGTGCAACCACTTTGCCATAACTTGTGTATGATCCTTCAAGTCGCTGCCGTGCGTCTATATTATTTAATTGCATATAGATCACTTCGCTTTGTTTGTAGCTTCTTTGCAAGGTCATGTCGCCCACGACGATGTTTGAAAACACGTCGTCATAAAATGCGTACTGCCTGCGCGTGAATGCGTCTGCAACATATAGTCTGCCGTTGTATTCGATTATCAATGCTTCGTTGTCATAGCACAAATTTGTGATAAACTTCTGGATCATGTCACTTGAATTTTCATTCTGGTTCGGTTCATAATTCCACAAGTAGTATTCTTCTTTTCTTTCGGGCTTCCCCTTTATGAAGGTTCTGATCTCGCATTTTGCGATCGTGTTTGCGATCATGTTTATGGCGCAAGCTGTCGCCAGTTCCTTGAAGAAAACTTCTGTGAATTCTTCTTCAAGCTGCGTTCTGACGTTGATCGTTGCATTCCTTCCGAATGCGCGCAAAAAGAAGTCATTTGCATTCATTTATACCGCAACCCCCTTTCTAAAATTTGAATAACGGCAAAACAACGCTGCTTTGCTGCTGTTCTGGTATCAAGTCAGCCTGTGTCATTGCTGCCACGAATGCAAAAAAGCCGTCTGTCTTTCTGCTTTTTGCTTCGATCTTTTGATATTCATAATTGCCGTATTTCTTCGACTTGACTTTCTTTGTGTTGTTCGTATACCAGCGCATTAACGACGAATTGCCGTACACAATATTGTGATTTCTGAATGCGCTGTCGATTATCGGTTCGACCTTGATTTTGTCGGAAGGTCTGACCAGTTTTATATTTTTGTTTTCGTATGTGATCCCCAGCTTCGCAAGTGCATTTTTCAAAAGCGCGAAGCGGTAATCGTCAAGCGCGGTCATTTGAATACTATATGTTTGCATTTGCGCTGCGATCCAGCCTGTTATCAGTTCGGGATCTATTTCTGGCGCGTCTACAAATTCCAGTTCGCCTGTCGCTTCTGGCTCATGCAGTGGGTATTTTATGCGCCCCAGATCCGCGCTGTTTGTGCATACCCATGTTTTCTGTACCCAGACGAATTTTGCACCGCGTTTTGTCAATATTCCTGCCGAAGCAAAGTCATTGATCTTTGTGTAGTCAATGCCAACGACGGCGAATTCTCCCTGTTTCACTGGTTCGACTTCTTGATTTGTAGCCAGTATATTTTCCCAGCTTGTCAATTCCACTTCTTTGTTGCCCTGCCGCACATTCATTCGCTTTGTCATAAAGTCGCTTGAAGTGCTGCTGTCTTCCAGCCATTCTTTGTATTCCTTTCTGGTTTCTTCCATAAGGTTTGGCAAATAACGTAAAGAAGGATTTGCTTTGTGCCAGTTTTCTTCGTCGTGTACTTCTTCGGGATCGTCTAACATACATATAAACGGCAAAAAGCCGTTGTCTTCTGTTTCTCCGTCCAGAATTCTTTTTGCTTTCTCCAGCAAATTGTCAAGAACTCCGTCGCACACGTCGCCGTTTGTTGTTATATATGTTCGGCGTGGGTGCGGTTTCTTTCCCAGTGCCGTTGTAAACACTTTAATGTTGTCGTATGTTTCATATGCGTGCACTTCGTCAAAGTCTACCTTGCCCGATCGCAAGCCGTCTTTTGACTTTGCGTTGTTGGTTCGGTATTTCAGCGTTGATCCAGTTTTTCTGCAAACAATTTTTTCTTTGTTCCAGTAGAAGATCTTTTTTAGTTGCGCTTTTGTCTTCTTGTTTTTGCAGTTCTCCAGAATGTCGTATATATCGTTGAATGATGTTTGCGCCTGTTCTTCTGCTGTGGCGCAAATATCAATGTCGTACTTTTTTATGTCGTTGTATGGGCTGATCAAGGCGAAGTCTTCAAAAGCTAAATAGCCGTTTTTTCCTGCTCCCCTTGCAACCATGACAAAAAGGTCTGGAAAGCGCGGCAGTCCGTCTTCGCGGAACACGCAACAGTGCAATGTGAACACGAATTTTTCCCATTCAAACAATCCGAAGTCAAAATATTTCTGCAATCCCATGTATTGTTGTAGCTGGTCTGTTTTTATGGTCAATTTTTCATTTTTGAACACATTTTTGACGAATTTTATTAACTTTTTTTGGTATAAACACGCCCTTTTTTGACCGTTTTTTCCTTCATTTTCGACCAGTTTTATATAGTCGTAAATCTCTGGCACATCACAATACGAAGTCTTCATCGTCGCCACCACCTATCACGGCAGCACTTGCCTTCAATCCCAGTTCGGAAAGAAGCTTCAGCATTTGCGCGTTTGTCTTGTTGAACATATCCACGCTTTCATTTTTCTTGAAGCCGCACTGACCGCCGCCGTTGTTGTATTCAACGATAGTTCCGCGCTTTTGAATATCTTTGACAAGCAGGGTTTTTGTGACGTACATTGCCATGTAATCTTGCACCATGTCTTCAAAGAATTTGCCGCAAGTTCCGTTCGCTTCCAATTCGTCCAGCAAGTCTTTTTCGATCTCTTTGTATCGTTTTGACCGTGTAATTTTTTTCACTTCTTCGTTGCGTTCGTCTGGTGCTTTTTTTGCCATTTATACCCCACCCCCTTCATGTACGCGCGCGCAATTTCTGTTTTGTCTACCCCATGCCCCGATTCCCTGCCCCTGTCAAAAATCGAATTCTTTTTGAAGGGGGGATCTGTTACCAGCGTTCTTCGTTTACAAAATGATCTTTTCTGTACTCGTTCGCCACTCGCTTGTCTGGGTGCTGCTCATTGTGGCAGCTTTCACATAATGGTATTAGATTGACATATTGCTTGCCTTTGTATGTGTAATATCTTGACAATGCCAGTCGTGGGTGCTTTCTTATCCACTGCACATGATGAACACTTCTTGCTGGTTCGTGAAAGCCTTTGCGTTTGCAGAACACACATTCATAATTGTTTTCTTTTTTGATTTGTTCTGACAGTTCGCGCCAGTCTTTGCTTTTGTAGAACTTGATCAGCTTGTCTTCTCTGATTAGCTGATTGATCCACTTCTCCAGTTGTTCTTCTGACATTGCCATTTGTCTTCGTTCCTCTCTTTGTTGCTGGCAGCTTTACAACTGCCAGCGAAGGAAAGCTGCAAACAAAAAAGACAGAACGCAACAAACAAATTTCCTTCGTCTGTTGTTTTCTGTCTTCGTCTACGCCCCTATTTTACCACAACCCGACAAATATATCAATGATTAAACAAAAACCGCCTGTGGCTTATTCTGGCGCGTCTGCGCTTGCTTTTTGTCCTGCTGCCGCGCTGTCCTCTTAACTGAACGGCAATTCTTCGTCGATACCGTCTGGAATGTTCATAAAGCCGTTTTCGTCTGTTGGGTACTGCTGCGGCTGCTGTCCGTTTCCCTGCTGCCCTGTTGCCTGTCCGTTTCCTGCGGCTTTGCTTTCTGCGAATTCTTGATCTTCTGCGACAACCTCTGTTGTGTATACCTTCACGCCGTCGCGGTTTGTATAGCTGCCTGTCTGTATTCTTCCTGTGACAACCAGCTTTGTGCCTTTCTTGAAATACTTTTCGGCGAATTCTCCTGCCTTGCCGAATGCAACGATCTGCGGAAAGTCTGCGCCGCCGTCCTTTGTCCTTCTGTCAACTGCCAGCGTGTATCGTGCAATGCACATCTGTTCTTGCGAACTGTTCTGCTGCGTCCAGCGCACTTCGGGATCTCTGGTCAATCGCCCCATTAAAATGACTTTATTCATTTTCTTTTTCCTCTTTCATTTTTGCGCAGCACTCGCATTCTTTGATCCGCGCTTCCTTGTTGTTGTTTGATATAACTATGACTGTTAAACAAATAATAAATGTGATGGTGATTGCTGTTGCGTTCATTTGCCCTTCTTTCCAGCCGCGTGTCCTGCGATCAGTATTGCGAATGTGATCGGGAAGAATACGCCTGCTAATATGCTATATTTTTTTAGTTGTTCGTGTTCGTCTGTCTTTGTGTCGGGTGTGTTCTTTCGTGTTATCAAATACATATAGTACCCAGTGCCGATTGCAAATTCTATGTATAAAAACACTGCTACTGCTACCGCCACGCCTGCTGCCGCGCTCATTCTGTCACGCTTTCCAGATAATCTTGCAACTTTCTTGCCATTGCTGCTGTCTGGATTGCTTCGGCTGCCATGTTCTGTGCTGTCTGCTCCAGAATGCCTGCTGCCGCTTTGATTTCTTCATGTGGCGCATTGCCCTTTGTCATTTCCCAGATAACCGCAATTTGCCTTGCGACCTTCTGCAATTCTGTTTCTGCTTCCTGTGCTTCTTCCAGAATTACTGCATAGCCTTCATGTGTGCTGGTAAACTGTCGCCACGCCTTATTTGCTACGGTCAATTCTTCTTCGGTTGTCTTTTTTACTGCTTCGATCAATCCCTGTCGCATTGTTCTTTTCTCCCTTCGGTTCTTCATAAAGTTGTGTGCTTTCGTCCATTGCTGCTGCGATCGCTATTCCTGCAAGTAGCAGGATTGCAAGCGAACCGACCGCAAACAATATCAGCGCAACAATGATTATTATTGCATTCATTCACTTTCTTTTTCCTCTTTCCTTTTCTCGCACTTTGAAACAATCAGCCGAATTTTTATAATTTCGCTGTCTTCCAGATAGTCGCACACTGTCGCAAGATCTGACGCTATTTTGTAGCGTTCCGCTTCTTCTGGTGTGAATTCTGGTTCTTCGTGGCTTGTTTCCTCAACGGCGATCGGCTGGGTATTTCGCCCAGCCATAAAGTCGTCAAATTCCTGTTTATTTTCAAACGTCAATACCGCTTTCATGTTCCTGCCCCCTGTCAAATAGTGCTGCCGCAATCGTCCAGCCCATATTCGCGTTTTCTGCGCTTGCAATCTTCCAGCATGGCTTCCAGAATGTTCACTTCTTCGTCGCTCATGTAAATATAATATTTTTCAAGCATTTTCAGTGCATGAAGCCTTCTTGCATTTTCTTTTTCTTCTGCGGTTGTGTCGGTATCTGACACATGATCTTTCATTTGCTCCAGCGTTGCTTTGCTGTGTTCTTCTTCGGCTTCTTCCTGTTCTTCTTCGCCTGCTGCCTGCTCCGCTTCTTTTTCCTCTGCCATTGCCTTGATTTCTGCTGCCCTTGTTTCCTGTCCTGCTGCCGCAGCTTCCGCAATGGCGTTCTGGTCTTCTTCTGGCAGTTTGCTTGCTTCGGCTGCTGCCGTCATGCTCATTGTACCAGCTTCAAACTGTTCTTTGATTGCGTCTGTGGCGTTATTGCTGATCTGCTGCAATGTTCCGATCGTTCCTGTTGCTTCTCCCATGATCGCGGCGATATAGTCACGCGTGCGTGTTCCTTTTTCTGGTTTGAATGCGCCTTCTGCCTTCATTTGCTGCAAAAGTTCTTTCCACTCCTGCGCTTCGATCATTTTGTCGTAGTCTGTCGGCTTTCTGTTGAAGGTGTTACCGATCAGCAGTTGCATTCTGAATTCAAGTTCTGTCATGTCCTTGTATCTGCACGGAACTTCTGCGAATTCTTCTTCGCCTTCCTGCACAAGCAAGTCAACTGCTGTTATTCGTCTATGACCGGAAGCCAGCCAGTATTCGCCGTTTACACGCCCCAGCAAAAGCGGCTGTTGCAATCCCCCTGCCATGTGAATGCCTGTTGCCAGTTCGTTTATTTCTTCCACACTGTATTTGTTGTGTTTTGTGACGATAATTTCTTTGTAATGCAATTTTATGTCTGTGTAGCCTTCTTCTGACTGCATAGATCCGCGCGTTTTGCTGTTTAATATGCTTGTAATATCAAAAGCCATGTCTTTTTCCTTCCTTTCGCCTATTCTTCGCCTAAATATTCCCGAATGAATTTTCTATAATCGACCGAAGCCGCGCACATCTTTGAAAATTCTTCAAGCGGCACTTTGCTATATGTCCAGTCGTCCACTTTGTCGCTAAATCTGATCTTTGTTGCAAATACCTTGTGTGGGCTGTTCTTTCGCAACCATTCTTCGGCAGCAAGTGAAAATGTTGTCTTTTTAAAGATTGTCAGCAATACGCCTGCTACCTTCAAGCCCCTGTTTATCGCCTTTATGTTGTTGATCTGCTCTGTGATGATGTCCACGCCGTCAAGCGACCAGTCATTCAGTTTCACAGTGACGATCACTTCGTCAGAAGCACAAAGCGCATTGATCACGCACATACTGACCGACGGTGGATTGTCAATAATACAAAAATCATACTGATCGGCGACCGATTGCAGGAATAATGCGAAGCGATCTGCTTGATTGTCTGTTGCTGCCAGCACTTCATATTCTGCGCCTTCCAGCGTCATGTTTGCGTTTATCAGATCCAGCGTTTCTGTGATGTGGTATATTGTCGGCGCAATCTTTCGCAAAATGTGACTGCTGCCGCAGTTGTCTTTCGGGTATAGCTTGCCGAAAAACTGGCTTGTGTTCCCCTGCTTGTCGTTGTCAATCAGCAATACACGCTTTTTATACTTCGCGCCCGATAGAATGTGCGCCATTGTGATTGCTGTTGTTGATTTTCCCACGCCGCCTTTTAAGTTGATGATTGATACTGTTTTCATGTTTGCTTTCCTTCCTTTCGTCGTTGTCATTCATATTCGCATATTGATATATTTTCAAGGACGCACGCCGCGCAGTCCTTTTTCGTTTCTGCTCCGTCAAAACAAGCTACTGGCAGGAATTCTTCGCCGAAACAACATTCGCCATGTATGGCGGCATATGTCAACGCCTGCTTTATGCTTTCCGTGTCTTCGCTGCTGCAATATATTTCAATGCGTTTCTTCGGTCTGCAAGGTTCTGACATTGGATCGGTCAAAATAGTTGCTGACTGCTGCAAGTATGCTTCCAGTGTCCTTGTTGCTTCTTCTCCACTCCAGCAGACTTCTACTTTGTAGCCTTGTTCTTTCAGATTTGCGATCCATTCCTTCTGGTTGTCCGTCGGCTTGTTCTTGCCGTACTTCATTTCGATGTAAAGACCAGCGAAGCCGCCGCGTGCTACTGGCAGACATAGATCTGGCACTCCTGCTTTTACTCCCATAGCTTTGAAGCGTGCTGCTTCTGTTGCGTTACGTTTTCCACCGTTCGGAACGTGAAAAAGCAGCTTTAATTCTGGAAAACGGTTTGTATTCCAGTTCGCCCAGTCGATCGCGCCCATTTGTTCGGTGTCTTCTCCGCGTTTTAGGTTTCCGTACATTCGTTTTTGCTCCCTTCTCTCGATGTTTTCTTCGGATTGTCAGAAAGCCCCAGTAAATAGTCGCAAGTACATTGCAAAGCCTTTGCAAGTCCGACATATTCAGTTGCAAGCGGTGTCCTGCTGCCGTTTGTCCATCTGCTGATTGTCGGTTCTGTCTTTCCTGTCATTTCTGCCAGTTCTCTTTGTGTCATATTTAGCGCACGCAATCGAATTTGTATTCTTTCGGCTGTCGCGCTCCAGTTTTTATTCTTCATGCGTCGCCGTTCTCCTTTGCTGTTATTCTGTAAAGTTCGCGGACTTTCTGATCTCTGTCTTCCAGCAGTGTCATTCGTCTGGTTAGTTCTTCCAGAAGGTCTTTGCTGGGTATTGTTTTTAACACAATCAGTTTTTCGCTTTCTTCCAGTCCTCTTGCAACGCCCTTGAATTCTTCAAGGTGTCTTTTCTCCAGTTGTTGATCGTTCTTTTCTTCTGTTGTCATAGTTCTTCACGCTCCTTCAATGGTTTTTGATACTCGGTCAATTCTTCCACAATCAGATCGCGCGGCAGAATATCCCTGCAAAAGTAAATCGTCGCAAATGACGCGCCCTTCTTGAATTCTTCCATGTTGTCTGGGCTGTGGAAGCCGATCCGCTTGTCAAATGACAATAATTGTATGCCCTGTTTGAAGAATTCAAAGCGCGATACGCCCTGCAATGAATTCAAGGGAAGAAGGATTGCAAACGGCTTGCCGATTTCGTAAAGCCTGCGCAACACTTCGTCTTTCTTCGTAAACGGTGGATTGCTGACAATCACGTCGAAGTCGTCTGGCATATACTCGAAGAAGTCTTGCCCTTCTTCTATGCTGC